TGTAACCTCGATCAGCGCGGTGCCTTCGGCAAACAATCCGTCACTCGTGTTCAAGCTGGTCTGCGGGATGCTTTGTACTTGCAGCCAATTGAAACTGCCAACTGGCGGAGTGGCCGACGTGCAGAAGAACGGTTCGTATGGCAGCGGAGCGAATGGTGCCCAGCGGTTGCCCGGCTGGATAGTCTGCGTTGGAACCTTCTGCTTGAAGATTTCCATCAAGGAGGCAGCGGTGATCTTCACGTCTTCCTTGTCCACCGTCATGCTGTTGATGCGGCCACGGAACATGACCGCGCAACCATAACTTGTCAGGTCAGTCGGATTATCCGCTGGAATGAACGTGCGGAACATGGTGACAGGAGCCAGATACCAGTCCTGATTTTGCGCGAATGACTGGCGCATCGTTTGGTAAAGGATAGTTGCGCCGCCGGAGACGGTGTAGTTCGCATACAAGTCGGAATAGGGTGCCTTCACCTGCAAACCTTCGGAGTAGGAGTTGCCGTTGCCTCGTGTCGTATACGGGTTCACGTTGCCTACCGTTGTGGTGTTCGGGTTCGGATCGCGGGGACGCAGTGTCAACGTGATGCTCGACGCCTCGAACCCAGTTTTGTAATCGAGTTTGTCCTTCTCCACGCTGAATGGCTGGAACGTGATGATGTTCGATCCCGCCGTCTGGTACGGAATCGCGGCATAGGGTGCATACGCGAGAGGCGCGTCAGAGTCGATTAAAGGGAATGCGCCAAAGTTCGCTTCCTGAACAATCCCCACGTTCAAGTTGGGAAAGAAAACTGGCGGTCCGATGAAATACAAATCACGCATGATGACCTTGCGCTCACCGTGCTGGTCTGTTTGTACCCAATAGGCTGCGTTGGTGGCCGGAGGCAGATTCGTGTTGGCTTGGATACAGCGCCACAGATTGTTATCCGAAGTCTTCACCATGTCACCCAAAACATAGGACGCAAGCGAAGACCACGCGGCCACTCCCTGCCCCGTCAGCCATTGGAAGCACATGGCTGTGCGGTCTACTCCCGCCGTGTTGAAGACTTGCTTCATTAGATTCGTACCTGCTGTAACCCAATACCGACCTTCATCAGTTGGTACATGAACTCTTCAAAACCGTACGAATCTTTTTCGAAGTGGCAGCGGTAAAACCACGAGCCGCTCCAAGCGAAGTATTCGCCCGAGCCAAGGGTGTAGGTACTGGTGAACGTGATGCCGGAGTAGCCAGCAACCGAACCTGCCGTGTAGAACGAGCAGTCGGCTGTCCTGTCCGTGTATAAGCCCGTGCCAGTGTTGAACGAGTAGATTGTAGGCAGGACGTTGTTCATCTCCTGCACGGACTCGGAAAAGAACGGACCATTGCTGTAGACGAGCTCGACATAGCCGTTGATGTCCGGCGCGGCGAGCGGCATCTTTACCACGGCGGCTTCCCGTGTCTGGTAAAGAAACTCTTGGAAGCGGCCATTCATCGCGAGATAAAAGCTGTACAGCAGTCTGAAATCCGTATCCGGGTTTCCGCTGATATTGAGCGCGGGGTCGTTCTCAAGGAAGTTGTACTTCAATGAGAATGCGTGGAGCGGGTTCAAGTACAGGCCGTTCATAACCTCACGACCGCCCTGCGTCTTCTGGTCGAGGGTGTTGAAAGTCGGCGTGTCCACCATGGACCAGCCGAGACCGCGAAGTTGGTACATGCCGCTGCCCGTGTAACCAATGAAGAACTCAGTTGGTGAACTGAATCCCATGATGGGAGTGCCCGAGATGTTGGAAGGTACAGGCATAAATTATTTCCCTCTAGCGAGCTCGCTGACATTCAAATGCCCGTTTTTGGCAGCGTGCGTGACGCCTGCGCTCAGTGCGCCGGGATTCCTTTTCAAGAACGACTGGAAGCTGGAAGCATCCATCGCGTGAATATGAATATCGCCACCGCGTGACCCGCTATCAGTACCCGGATTTGGTGGATTCTCCGTCATATTCTTGAAGTTCTCCGTCTGCTGCGGAGTCAGGACCGATTCACCGCTATGCACCAGAGCCATCTGAGTGGACGGCACCATACCGCCTTCATCGAAGGCCATGACCGCCGCGAAGGCACCTGCGGCCGCAATCGGAGCGATGACAGGTCCGATGATCGGAATGTCGGCGAGCGCGTTGTACGTGCCAGCCGCCGCTCCTTTCGCATCGCTGAGTTGCTTCTGCGCTGCAATTGATTTGTGCAGCGCGAGACCTTCAAGTTCTGCCATCGCTGCCATCGCCATGTTCTTCAGGAACGACGTTGCCATCTGGTCGTACACCCTCATGGCCGTCCTGCCCATGGTTTCGTGCCCCATCTCAACTTGGGCAAACGCATTGGCAAACTGGTTGTTGAATGTCTGGAGATAGGTTTGCAGTGCGGTGTTCTCTTGCTTTAGCTCCTGATCACTCGCAGCTGCGATTTGCTTGTCCGCTTGCGCCGCTACCGTGATGCGCTGAGCTTGGTATTCGCGATACTGAGCGAGGGCATTGTTGTAGTCCGGGACGTTGAGGCCACCACCCGGCCCGGAAGTCTTGGCGACTTCCATCGCCGCTTGAGCTTCCGCCATTTTCGCGTCAACGATTGCTAGTTCAGCAGCCTTCTGCTGTTCAAGAAGCTGAATGAGTTTCTGCTCGTCCTGCATTGCCTGAGCAATGTGACCCGCCGCTTTATCCCGAGCGACTACGTCAGCTTGCGTCTCAGCGGCAGACTTGGCAGTTGCCTCGTTGAGCTTCAACTGAGCGTCGCCTGCTTTGAGGATGGCTTCGCCGCTCTTTAAGTCAGCATCGAGTTCTGTCTTCAATGCTTCGTCGATGAACTTCTCGGACTCCTTCTGCTGCTTCTCCTGCAACGCTGAGACCTTCTTGTAATACGAAGCGTCGATCTCCAGCAGCTTGGTCCGATAGTTCTCCTGAAGAGTCTGGAGTTCTCCATTAAGCTGAGTGATGAGAGCCGCGTTCTTCGTTGGGTCCTGCTGCGCGATGGCGATCTTGCCTTCGATTTCTTCTTTCGCTGCTGCCAGACGCTGCTGAGCGGCGAGCTTTTCGAGGTTGGTCGAGGCTTGAATCTCAGCCGTGGACTCGGAGGGCAAACCCTTCGCTGCTGCCTCCATCATGCCTGCCTTGGCGTCGAGAAAATTCTTGGTCGAAGTCAGAGTCGCTTCCTGTATGCGATTCTGTTCTGCTTGGTATTCGACACCGCCCTTTTTCGCGATGTTCTGGATCGCAGCTTGGCTAACCTCGAGTTGCTTCTGTAATTGACCCTGAACGTTCGCATAGGCGGCGAGGACGGTTTCCTCGTCGGTGTCGTTAGGCAGAAGGAGCTTCTTCAGTGCGTCGCCCTTGACGCCCGGATTCAGAGTTTGAAGAGCACCGTTGACGGTGCCGATAGCAGCGGGCAGCGAGACCATGCCGTTCTTCACACCGTAGACCTGATCGGCTAACAGACGTAATGCAGCTTGCTGTTTCAGAATCTCATCGGTCCCATGAGCGAGATCGATGTCGGTCAGCTGTGAGCCAGTCTTGCCAATCTTTTCGTACTCGATGCCGAGTTCTTTGATCTTCTTGTCGTAGTCTGCGATCTTCGCATTGCTGGATAGAAGTTCTTCGTTGAGTGCTTTCTGAGCGGACGTAAAGATGAAGGTTTCGGTGATCCACTCCTCCAACTTCTCGACGCCCTTCGCCGCCAGTTCTACAAAGGCGATGAGTGCGATACCCGAGAACGCAGCTGCGAGGATAGGACCCAGTGCTTCGGAGCGGGCGGCGATACCTGCCAGAGCGCGGGGGATGCGGACGCCAGTCTCTTCGCCCAACATCATGGCAGCGTGGCGAGCCTCCATCGTGGAGTATTCGGCCTTCTGCATGCCTTCGGCGATTTCGTTTCCCGCTTTCAGGCCGGATGCACCTGCTCCCTCAAGCGCATTTTGCAGGCTCTTGGTATCCACGGTGACGTTCGTGATTTCCGAACGAGCACCGGAGGCATCTCCCTCGATCCGAATTTTGATTGCGTCACTCATGTGCCTGTTAATGGTTCTGCTAGTTGTTCGTCCGCTTGGTTTTTCGTGCCTCTTCGAGCCGGGACGCATAGCGTGCACGTTGTTGAGCGATGCGGTCTTTCTCAAAGTCGGCTTCGCTCTTGCCGGGATTGGCAGCGAGGTAGTGACCGATGATTGCTTTCTTGATGTGCTCGGGTTGTTTATCCCAAGGCTTGGAGGCACCCGTGTTCGGGATAAGGTTCATGGTCTGCTGACCCTTTGCTTTGCTCTTGCGCTGGAAATGAACTGAGAAATACAGGGACGCAAGTGGTGGTTCCAGCAGCCAGTACTCCCCCATCTTCTGTACGTCGAGGAAGGACATCTCGGAGATGTACTCCTGCGAGTAGTGGCACTCGGTGGCAAGTCTTCCCCTCATCAACCGGAGCCACTCGGTTAACGAGGATTCGCTTCCCCCACCTTTGCCTCTACTTCACCCATCTTGGAAGCCAGCGTCATCCCGTGCGCCTTCATGATGGCGAGAAACAATGTATTGAGAGTTGGCGCGTCAAAGTCTTTCAGATCGTCGGCAGACACTTCGTTGTCCGCGAGCTTCAATGCTGTCAGGACGACTTCGTGATGGACACCGACCAGCGCTGCGGCTCGTTCTTGTTGATCGGGCAGCACGGCGGCTTCAGATTCCTTCGCCGTCAGGCGTTCCATAGCACGCATGGGCAGGGCGGCGAACTTGATCTTGTTGTCGTGGATTTCTACTTCGAAAATCGTGGGCTTGAGTTGCAGGGGCATTAGTGATTCCTTTTGAGGATGAACTTGGAAGACCAGAACGGCCTTCTTAGAATTGATACTGCTGGGAAGCCTCTGATGAGGCTTCCCGAGAAAGCTGGTTTAGATGATGGTCTGAATCAGTTCGCCGACGTTGGCGTTGACAGGGCAGTAAACTGCGAAATCCACTTCGATTTTGTTGAAATCGTTATTTTTTCCGCTGAGGATCTTTGCGCCCGTTGCGCGGCACGCAAAGAAACGGTAGCCGTTGAAGCCAGCCGTGGCACCCGCGCTGGCGGGAATCCAAGCTGCCAACTCGAACTGAGGCGACTGACCCTGAAGGTTGTTCGGGATCGAAAGTGATGCTCCCGTCGTCAACGTGTTGACATAGGAGATCTGAACAGCTGCGCTCGCGTCCGCCACATCAAACGTGTAAACGCCCGTAGAGGTATTCACGCTGTATTGACCAGCCTGTGTCACTGAGTTGACGCGCTCGAACTGACCGGAAGTGAGGGCATATGAGACGCCCAAATCTTCGATAAAGGTGCTCGCCCCACTGACCGTGATGGTGTACGTCGAAGTCGCAGGAACGGTGTGCGCCTCGTCAGGGACAATGTTATCGGGTGTTGCGACGTTCAGAGTGCCTGCGAACAAAATGTTGTTGAGTTGGTTCAAACTGTAGGTGCCGATGGTGAACTTGCCCGTGAAGGACACGTCTGCGATGCGGGCATCTACCGGGACGAGGTACTGACCGCGCAACTCAACAGCCTTTCCCTTATAGTCAAGCGAGATTTCGGAGATCGTCTTCAACTCAAACGGAGTTGCGCCTGTCGGGAGCAAGCCGGAGTTGGGATTCACGAAAATGTTGCCGATACCAAAACTATCGACCAGTTGCATTGCTGAAGATGGCATGGGTTTCTGTTTACCTCTGAAAGAGGGTTCCGTAGTTTAGTTGCTTGTGAGAATTTCCAACCCCACCATCACGATCACCTGTCCGCTCTTCGGGTCCAGAAAGCCTTCATCAAACATGACTTCCGTGACGCGAACGTTTGTCACAAGTGGTTTACCGCCGTTCTGCGCGGCCAACGTCTGCTGACGGCCCGGTAAACCCGGAGGCAAGATCGCTTGGTCGATGGCGTCAATAACTTGGTTAATGATGGTTGCGGGAATCTCAGTGATGGTTTCGCACCGAAAGTAGACCCATGCCTTCGCGGTCCACGTCCAGCGGTTCAGACCCAGTCCAGCTGTATTCTGCTCCGCCTTCTGCGGTCCTTCTTGAAGGTACAGCGCGGGCTGAATGGCGGAGGTCACCATCTCCCACGGCTTCATCACACGCGAGTCCGTGTTCTGGAGCGTGAACGGATAATTCGCGGATAGGAGCAGCGAGTTGAGCGCGGCGAATACTGTCTCTCTTGATGGTTGTGGCATGCTTACACTTCTCCGCGCAGAACACTGATAGCTGCTTCTTGAATCTCCGCCTTGATCTCGTCTTCCATTTCCTCGTACACGGGATGCATGAAGGCCAGCTTGGCTGCATCGAACGGTGGATGGACCACTGCATGGAGCACCATCGCCTGACCGTGCATCTCAAACGCTAGAGCCTTTTTGGCCGCTGGCATGATGAGGTACGAGGTCGCAGTCCCCTCTTCGAACAATCTGCCGTACCAAGCGTCGCCGCCCGCTCCCTCTACACCACCAGAAACGGTCTCTCCTGCTGTCTGAGCAGGTATCAAGCGCACGCTGTTAGCTAACCAACCCTTCTTACGGTGCTCCGCGCTCGCGGGACTACCGGGCCGCGAGAGGATGCGTGCTTGCATCTTCTTGCTGACGTCGTTGATGGCATCGACTAATGCCGCGGACATCGCCGAAGCGCGACCGCGTAAATTCGTGCTGTATTCGGCTGCGTTGTTGAGGACTCGAATCATTTACATCCCTAGACGGCTGTGCATCCTGATCACGTGCTCAATGTCAGGAGTCGTCTCCACATCGTTCAGCAGCGCAACGTTGCCGCCCATTGCAGCCTGTGAGCGCATGTTGATGCTGTCTTTGCGCTTGTATTCGAGAGCACAGTGGCGAGTGAAGGCACGCTGAACGTCGCCCGGTATACCGTCATTACCGCCCTGATAGACAACATTGACGTTTTGCCGCCCGTGCGGGAAGTTGTAGTAACCGCGCAGGTAGAGAAACTGACCGTTGTCATCGAGGAAGTATCCGGGAATGTTCACTGCTGTGCTGGCCGGGATGAGCCGGGTGCCGATGGTCAGGGTCGTAATGGATTGAGCAATGCCGCGCAGAGGTAGGACGTCCGTCCCGGTTCCGTTGTAATTCTCGGTCGCTGTGTAAAGGATGCTGAGCGAGAAGACACCACAACGCTGGAGCCAGTACTGGCTCAGGTCAGTGATGTACTCCTCGATGTCAGAGTCCTTGGTCGAGTTGTTGATGCCTCCGCCAATCTCCGACTTCACTAGCGCAACGGTGGAAAGAGCCTCTGTGGGATTCGTCTTCATCGTGTCCTTTGCAAACTAAAAGCGGGTCGGGTTTGTTGTCCCGACCCGCTTGGGTTCGAATCTTGATGGAGAACAGAACCTTTCGTCCGGCTCCCCGCTGTCGTCGGGATTAGCCGACGTTCTGTAGCACTGCGCTGACGTGCGGCAAGTAGTTCTTTGTCGCGAGGAATCCGTAGACTCCGAGTTCACGCTGCAACTGACGGATCGGCCACACAACCGAGAACGTGTCCAACAGGCTGTGTACTTCGAAGGCCGAAGGAATACGGCCCGCTGCCTGTGGGTAGGGGTTCTGAGTCGTCTGGAAGATGATCGTTCCAGCCGGGAGCCACGGCATCACTTCAGGAGTGATGACCTTGCTCGTGCCGTCGTAGCTGTATGCCCACTCGTACGCAACCTGCTTCGTACCAGCAGTCAGGACGCCGTCCTTGCTGTCGAAGATCATGCGCGATGCGTTTTCCGCGCCGGGTCCGCCGGAGCCAGCACCCAAGATTGCGGTCTGGATTTCCTGCTTCAGCGATGTGCCGCTGACGGTCTGTGAAGCGCAGAGGATGCGATCCGGTGCGCTCTTGTAGTTGTTGTAGAGGAACGAAGCGATCGTGCTGAATTCGCCGATGGAGCCGTCGCCGACTGCCGTCAGGGTTGCGCCAGCCTTGTCCAGAGCGTAGCTCGGGTATGCCGAGTAGCCGGAGGGAGGCGTGTTCCAGTTGATCGTCCACGCGAAGTAGCTGTCCACTGCGTTCACGTCGTAGCTGTAATCGGTCGTGAGACCAGACTGAGCCGCCGTGAGGTTGGACGCGCCAGTGACACCAGCGTTCAGAGACGTGATGGTGATCACGTTGCCGCTGTAGATGCCTTGGAAGTACGCATTCGCTGTGGTCGGAGAAGCGTTCAGAGAGATGTAAATGGCGTATGCCACTGCACCCAGCTGTGCCGGAATCGTCACAACGATGCTCTTGGAAGAGATCGCGGTGGACGTGTTGGAAGCCGCCGAACGGATTGCCGTTCCGCCGCTCGCAGTGATCGTGGCACCCGTCATGTTGGTGACGGAGAACTGCGGGGTCAGACCTTGCGCAGTCGCATTGATGTTGGCGTTGAGGAACGGGTCTTTCTGTGCACGCAGACCGAAAGGCGTCAGAGCCACGGCATAGACGGTCACGTCGGACTCGGTGATGGTACCCGAACCCGTGGATGCGCTCACGACCGGAGTGCTGGTCGTTCCGAGGGCATAACCGTTTCCGGAAGGACCGGAGTTACCGTCGCAGAGGATCTGCTGATCCTGTGCACGGAGGAACATCTGAAGTGCGGAGAACTGCGCGAATCCAAGGTTGTCTTGGAAGCCACGACCAGTTTCCTGCGCGAACATCGAGACGTCAACATCGACGCCCATGCTCTTGAACGCTGCCGAGTAATCCTTCTCGGTCAGGTCGGCAGACTGGTTGCGGGCCGCTTCAGGCAGGGTCACGAAACCCGGCGAAGCTGCCAGCACGGCCTTCCACTGCACCGTCAGACCACCGACATCGGAGATCGTGCGCGGGGTGGAGTTCAGGAACGGCGCGTTGTAAGGAATCAGGGACTTTGCTTCCTGTTCCAAGTTCACGGCGTTCAGGCCGAGTTGCGAGAAAATGGTTCCACCGCTGGACTGTGCGTCCTTGCGGAGACCGCTCTCTTCAAACAGCTTACGAAGGTTCTGTGCGTTGGAGTTCATGTTGAGTTGTTTCTCCTAAATCTTTCTTGTCACCTGAGTGACGAATCCTTAGTTGACCATCTGCTCTACTTGCTTAGCCGAACTTGCTGACATCAGCTTCAGAACTGCTTCGCGATCTCCACCGCGTGCGGCCTTGGCGAGCTTGGCACGCTCTTCCTCGGTCACTGTGCTGTCGGTTGACTTTTCCACGAAGCGCGGACGCGCTTGCTTGGGGTCAGCCTTCATCAGAGGAGCGATGGATGCTTCGACGGCCTTGGCAATGCGCTCTTCGAGAGTCAGGACTACTTCCTTCTTCTCTTCAATGCCCATAGCCTTCTGGAGTGTTGCGGTGACGATGGCAGCGATCTGCTCGTCGGTGACTGTCTCGGTCTTCTCGACCTTCTTGTCGTCAGTCTTCACGGTTTTGTCTTCCTTCTTGAGATCGACCTTCTCTTCGGTCTTGGTGACTTCCATCGGAACCGTTCCGCCAAGTGCCTTGGCGCAGTTGTCGCACGCTTCGTGCATCGCGGCTTCGTGATCGGAAGCGGCCTTGTGCATTTCGGCGCGGTGGTCGGATGCGGCCTTCTTGCAATCTGCGAGGCGATCCATTACTGACTTGTGCGCCTTCTGCAATTCTTCAACGGTCGGAGTAGCCATATTCTTCTTAACCTCGTCTGTAGTAGGGTTCACGAAGTCGCTTTTTTCGGTCGCGGCCTTCAATTGAATGAAGTCCGACACTGACTTGGTCAGTGCGTCCAACTTCGTGTTCAATTCTGTAAAACTCTTTTCCGCCAACTCAGTGTCCTCAGTTGAAGGGGTCAATAGTTTCTTGATTAGCGAAGCAGAGTCTTCCTCGCTAGCGAACTTGCGCAACTCGGTCTCGCCTTGCTCGTTCTTCACGACCTCGAAGGTCGCTTGCGCGAGGCACGGGCGGTCAACCACGGAAATCTCTTGGGGTGAAGCGATGTAGTCAGTGACGCCATCCTTGGGGTTCAGGGTTTTCTTGACGTAAGAGCCGCCGATGGATACTCCGGTCAGTGCGCCACTCTGCATCAATTCCTTGGTGACGGGGTCAACGGCCTTGCCGAACACACGGATGGTCTGTTCGTCGTCGTTGTACTCGGGTGCCTTGTAGAGAATGCCAGCGGGTCGCTTGGGATCGTGCTGAAGACGGACGTTGCCGTAAGACTTTCCGCCCGAGGCTTCATACTGCGAGTCGGACCACTTCTGGAAGTATGGCTTAGAACCTGGATAGTCGAGACGTTCCTTGGCGCGGTCTACGACCTTGCCCATCGCGGCGACCGCGATGAACTCACCCGTGAACGGATCGTATTTTTGGAGTTGGAAATGCTGCTGCCAGTCGGACATGATGCCTCTACTAAGAGGGACCGAAAGTTACGATTCTTCATCCTCTTCTATATGTGGGACAGGGCCGCATGAGCAATTCGGATGGACGTCGTCCATGATGTCCTCAATTTCCTTGAGGGTGTACGGTCCTTCCTCTGCGTACTCACGGCACTGATCGCAGGGGTGCGGGCCAGTCATCCAATCGTAGAAACCATCGCCGCCCATCTGCTTCCAGGCATCGATGTTGCCGCCAATCTCAGCTTGGTTCACCTCGGTGCGGGCAATCATCCTAGCGCGGGCCGGGGAGAAGATTCCCGCATTGTCAATCTGCGAGAGCAGGTCTTCCATCGGAGTTTCCTGCTCAAACGACTGCGTCAGGATTTCCCGCAACTGGTCTCGGGTAGTATCGGAGATGGCCCACTCCGCGTTTGGATTCTCAATCAGGTTGCCGTCACCGTCATATTTCATACCCACGAGTTCGGCGGAGCGGTCCACGGCATAATCCCGTGCTGCCTGATTCGCTGCATTGATCGCTGCTGCGGAAGATACATCGCCGCCCGTTACGGCGTCGGAGACTCCGGCGAGAGCGGCGGCTTCAAGTTCGGCGCGCACGTCAGCGGGAACCGACGACCAATCCACGCTGTTCAGGATGGCTTCGATTTGAGCTTGCTGGTCGGAACTGAGAGCCACTGTGAACTCCTTAGAGGATGAGTCCCGCTTTGCGAAGAAAGAACCCCAGCGGAGTGCCCAACAGCGTAACGGCGAATGAGTGCATCCACTGCCGATTCTCAGTCTTGTCTATGCGCTTTTCGGTAGCTGTGGACGCAGTTTCGAGGCTGGCGATCCGTTCACCGTGGTTGACGATGGCGGCGTCTACCTTGCCTTCAATCCGCTGCAATGTTTGTAAAAGGAGCGCGTCGTCAGTCATTAGGATTGGATCTCCTTGATCTTGGCCGCGATCTTCTCACCCTCTTCCTTCAGCTTGCGAGTGAGCTTGGCTTCCAGACTGTCCACTACGCGGGCGGACTCGGGATGATGCCGCTTCACGAGCGCGACAACCTCTGCGATGTTCTTCTTGACTGCCTCCACCTGTTCCTTGGTGGACGGCTGTGCACCGGACGCGGCGGGTGTGGAGGGTGCATTGACCTGAGGCTTTTGTAGCAGTGCTCCCGATGCGGCCATCTCGACCGGGACGGCTCCTTGCGGAGTCTCAATCATGTGAACGTCTGCCCAAGGCTCGTCCACCGGGTCCATACCCAGATCGACCAACACCATGTTGACGGTCCACACGCCAGTCTTGAGGTAGCCTGTGTCGATTTGCATCTGCTTCAAGCCATCCTGCTCGCGGCGAACGCGGAAGGTGAACTCGTAGTCATCGCCGTATCCCAGACGACAAATGCACTCGTTGACAACATCCTCGAACCACTCAATCACGGGCTGCTGGCCTTCGGCTTCAGCCTGATCCTGTGCGGACTCAGACGTGGCTCGGTTCATGCTCTTGACGAACGCTTGCGGATTCAGACCGATGGTGAAGCAGATGATGCGGGCCAGCCACTCATCCACCTCGGACTTGAGCAACGGCTCCTTCGGAGTGATGACCTGCATCTTGCCGTCAGCGGACATCGACGGCACCATCTTGATCTTGCGGCGTTCGCCCAACTCACCCGACAGGTTGGCATCGAGCAGGGTGTTCCACTGCTCAATCTTCTCGGCGGGCATTCCTGCGTCTACCGGGATGAGCATCTCCGGCATGTTGCCTTCTGTGTAGTAGGCGAGCAAGAACTGCTGGCTGCGGATACCGATGTTGGCCCACGTCAGGATTTGCTCAAGGTGTGAGCGGCCATATTGACTCTTGTTGCGCGGCTTGCGAACCGCGTAGATGATCTCGTCTTCGGTGAAGTCAATCGCGGGCAGACCGTATGCAACTTGCGCGTAAGCAGCTGCCTTTTTGCCAGTCTCGGGATCAATCTCACACGGGCGGCGACCCGTATCATCTACGAAGACCTTGATCGTGGAGCCGTCAATCGGCGTGAACGACAGAACCTGACCGAGCATGTTCTTCTCAACCCAGAGGGTCGCGCAGTCTCCGATGTACATATCGGTTAGGAGCTTGTTGCCCCATCCCTTGAACGTATCCATGCCAGCGATGCGGGCCGGACGTTCGAAGAAGGCTGTCAGCTTCTGAGCGATGGGATCGTCCACGGCTTGATTCTTTGCTTCGGGTGTCTTGTCGTTCTCGGAACCCTTCTTACGAATCTGCCAGTCAAGGGAGAGGATTTTGTCAATCACGGTCTCCATCGCGGCGGACCAGAGGTCCCATTCGTCCGAGCAGCGATACAGAAGCTCGAAGGGAACGCGATCGTACATCTCTTCGCGAGGTTGCCACACTTTGTTGATGCCCGGTAGGAACGGCCAAACGCGAGGGCGGTAGGACTGTGGCGCGGTGGGAACTGTCGGCTGGAGTGCGGAGAACCAAAAGGGATCGATGCCCGGAATGTTCTCCGAACCACCGGGCCGCTGAATCTGCTTCACCGGGACGTCACGCTGTGCTGCCATTGTTGCGAGTTTTTTCCGCAGGTCGAAATTAGCCATGAATGATTACCGTTTGATCCCAAGCGACTTCTCTCTGCTGGTGACTTTCTCGTCCTCCAGAGCCTGAGCCTCTACCTGAGCTTCCTCTAAACCTTTGATCTGCCACTTCTCGACAGGGACCACCGTATCCATCCCCCACTGTGCGTTGTCGCGAGGACACACGAAGACCACCTTGGAATATTGCGAAAGGAACCGCATCCGCTTGGGTCCACAGAGACCACACGACGGACAGGTAGCAATCTCAAACTTGTCCACGAAGAACGTGGAGTGATACCACAGGCGAGCGTGATGAACGACGTAGTTCCAAATCAATCTCATTAGAATCTCCTCCTGCCAAGACGACTGCGGAACTCTGACCGAGTGGCGTTGTTCGCGGCACTCACGAGATCGGCATGTGTTGGTGCCGGGTGTTGCTTTATAACTTGTTGGACAGGCTCAACCTTCTGTTGCGAAGTCTGTTTCTGCTTCTCTTTCTCCAAAACCTCGAAGAATCCCCAGCGATGAGAGCGGCGATAGTTCATCGCTTGCGACCATGAGTCAATCTGGTCATCGTTGGCAGCGATCTCCGGACCCAGAGCCAGTTGCTTGGTGAACTCCGCGAGCCAAGGTGCATTGGAGGGGAGATAGCAGTTTCCTACCTCGACCTCAGGCGCGGCGGCATGAGCGCGGGACAGTTTGCCTCCGTCGGGCGTCACCAGCGCGATGGTCGTGGGCAGGTTCTCCCGCTTCAACTCGTTGGTGACAGCCTCACCGTTCGCGGCGGCTTCAATGAGAGTCACGTCGGGTTGTAGCCCGTGCGTGATCATGTTGCGCAGCGCGACCTTCAACCGCACATAATCCATTCGCTCGTTCAGCAGCTCCAGCAGGTAACTGCGTGGACCGACGAATCCCCATTTCTGCAAGCAGACAAAGTCAGACTTCTGAGTGCCCTTGAAGGAGCAATCTGCGGAAACATAGACCGCGTCGAACGCTGGGAGCGGCTTGTCTTTCAGCGGGACGCCATCGGCGTCGGTTTCGTAATACTGCCACCAGTTGGGATTGATGAGGTTGCCCGTGGCCGGCATCGGAGTCTGTTGGCACTGACCGGACCAGGTCCGCGTAATGCTCTTGCGAATCTTCACCTCATGCGGCGGGAACCGCTCGGGCAGCAAAATCTCGCCCTTCTTGCGCTGATAGACGCGACCGGAGATGGGGAATATGTAGTCGGTGTCCTGCTCGCACTCCAGCGGAACAATGACGTGATACCAGAGTCCAGCTTCGTTCTTGAGGAGGTAGCCGGGTAGGTCGGACTCATGCAATCGCTGGGACACGACCACATAGAAATCTTTGCTGGCGTCGTTGCGACGACTGAAGAGTGTGTCCTCGTAAAATTTGTTGGCGTTGTCGCGGGCCGCGCTATCCTCGTCTTCCAGTTTCAGGATGTCGTCAATCACGACCACGTTGGCGCCGAAACCTGAACCGCCACACCCAATCGACACCATGTAACCGCCAGCGGTCGAGTCATAGCGGGACTTCAGGTTCTGGTCGGTAGCGATGCGGGTCTGCGGGAAGAGAGTCTGATACCACTCGGACTGAAGCAGCTTGCGGCGTGGGACGGAGATTTCGTTCTCGGTGAACTCCTGCGCATAGCTGACGCAGAGAAATTTCTTGTGCGGATGCTTGGCCCAGACCCAAGTGGGGAAGATGATGTTGCACAGGCTGCTCTTGAGTGTGCGCGGCGGCACGTTGATGATCACGCCACGAAACTCAGGGTGCTCCGTCTTCATGGACTCGTATGCCCACTGAAGCACTTCGCAGAGATATTCAAAATGCCAACTGGGAGTGAGCGGGACATCCGGGTTCAGCGCGTGCCACGCGGCCTGAAAGTACTCGTAGAAACTGGCGAGGTAGGTCTTGCGGTCTAAGGCAAGCTGCACCTTCTCCGCACGGCGTTCAAGGTCTGCTCGGGTAATCTTCTTAGACGGATTCTGGTCCGGCATTCGGCTCCTCGGCAGGAGCGGCACTCTCGCCTACAGCAGCAGTGCTCTCGGGTAGTTGGGGTTGCGATGGCGCATCTTCATCGATGGCTTCGCCACGGCGTTTCAAGTCCGCGAGGTACAGCTTCAATTCCTCGGCACTCAACTCCTCATAGTCATCGGAGCCATCATCGGCGGCTTCCTTGTGGACGACGCGGAGCGGAATCTTCCCCTCGTTGCGGTCGTACCACTCCTTGAGCAGTTGCGGATTCTGATACCGGATGTTGGCGGCGAGGCAGAAGGCTTGGCGAGCCGTGATGAGTTCGGCGATGTTCATGTCGATAGAATTGCCATTCTTCTTGCTGAGAAATTCCAGCCCGTCGCGGAACCAGTCCTCCGGCGCAACGGCGCGCATCCAAACCTGATTAAGCTTGGAAAGCACCTTGGAGTGAATGCTTTTGGAGCCGACTGGACGGCCAAGCGGATTGCCACTCTCACCCGGCTTGAAAGCGCGAGGCTTGAGCACCCGGTCCACATGAGCCTGTTGCTTCGCAGTCTTCGGCTTGGGTTCGAGTTTGGTCTCCTCTGCCATCTACTTCGCGGCTCCGTGCAGATGGGAAGTGAACTCCGCCGGATCAATACCCGGCTTCTTCACTTCGTAATCGCCAGTGGTGACCCAGCGAGCTTCCTCCGTGCCTTCGTTGTCGAAGAAGATGCGCGTCTCAATCGTGCGCTCCTGCTCCGTGATGAGGATGACTCCGGCTGGCTCCGCCCGCTCCGTCTGCTTGTACTGAAGCAGGTAGCCACCGTGGTTGCGCTGCTGGAATACGATCTCGTGCGCATCCCTCGGGATGGTGAGTGGGGTCGAACTGGCAAATGTGATTTCAGTCTTCATGTGTTCCTTTCATAACTCGAAATTTTCGTGCGAACTTCGAACCACCTGACCAGTGGATCGGCTCGCATCCCGGTTGATCGATGACGGGGTGCTTGCCTCTTCTAATACCGCGTAGCCTGTTCTGTGCTGATTGTTAGCGATGATTACCAACGAGGACTGCTGGTGCGTGGCTTGTGCGGTAGCCGCTCGGGTAGCCGGGAAGGATATGTTACTGATTCGAGTGCAGTGGCTTAGAGTGTGCTGTTCTCCGCCGTGGTTCGAGAGCAGAATCTACGGAAAAGCATATCGTGGGTTCGGCGTGTTGGTTTGCGCCGTCAGGTGCCTGTCTGGCGGGTCAAGTGGGTGAGAGCCCCTGAAGTGTGTAGAAGTCGAGCAAATAATTTAACCCCTTTCTCCTACACCATAATGTGCATCTGAAAGGAAGTGAAACATGCCAAAGGACCTCGCGGCGACCCTCGAAGCGACGACGGACAAACTAATCCGCCGATTGCTGGAAAAGAAACAAACCATCGAAGACCAGCTCCAACGACTGCGGCACAAGGAACAAAAACTCCAGCCCTGACCCCGGAGCAGCAGTTTACCGTCAACGCATACGAATCGCTCTTGCGCACTTCACCCCGGTGCGAGCAGATACAGCGATTCCTCTTCACGAACTGGAACGCCTTTCCGCCTGAAACACAACCCTTTATCGACAAACTCGTTGATCTATCTCCGGAATATCCCCCCGACAATTGGCGCATACGAGCAATTGCAAGCGTCATCCACGGCTTTGTCAAGAAAAAGGCCGCATAGCGTCGCGCCCTGGTCTGCCACGAAGATTGCGGGGAATATTCTGAGGCTCGTTCTCTGTAATTAGCGCTTGCGTGTCGGTCGGCGCTTGCGTAGCAGTATTCGCTTAACGGATAGCGGCATTGTGCGGCCCGTGACTTCACGAAAGATTCGCTCAATGGGAGTTTCACGGCGAGGCTTACGAGGCATACGATCCTCAAAAGCGGACACGGGAATAGTACGCCTTCAGGTCAATGCGCACCAAACGTGACTTAGGAGTGACTCTGGCTCTCATCCCCTTCAAGACAGAAACGACGCCAACTGTGCGGCCCGATGGTCCGCGCGCGGCGGATTTGCTTTCTTACTTTGGCCGGAGCTTATCGATTCGCTTGATTTCCGAGACGATCGCCCTCTCAATTTCCTCGGATCGACGCCGCCCCCGTGCCACTCTGCTCACGTATGAAGGATCGACTCCGAGATCTCGCGCGACGCGTGCGTAGAGGCCGTCATACAACCTGTGCCACGCAAGCAGCGCCTTTTCATGTGTCGATAACATCTACCCCCTGACTGCTTCAGCGGTTGTCACTGATAATGACAGATAAATATTAGCACTATTTTTCTCGGAGTGCTGCACTCCTTGTGTAAGGTGTCGAACTGTCATTTTGCGTGACACATGCTAATGTATTCGGCTCAGATGGACGATTATTCGCAGGAAAAGTGGGTGGAACTTTACCAGTCGGCCTTTGAGGAGTTGCAGCATTCCTTGATGGCAGGACGGATATTAGACACGCGAAGCGAAATTTCACATCGGCTTGAAAACTTTTCTGTCTACTTCGTGCCAAGGGTCTTTGTATTCGGGTGAAAAATCGGTCACGACGATATGATGTTTGGACGGTACGAGTTTGCCCTTCGTGTTGAGCCGTTGCCCCGCTTTCAACCGCCCGGTCTTAATGAGAGAAGAGATTGTTCGCTGAACCGCTTCGATTCCGAATCTCGTCCAACCGAAATTGTGGATTACCCGCGCTACATTGATGTGGAGATTTCCCTTGATCACAGGTGAGCGTTCGTACTTGCCCTCTGCTGCGATTCTGCTGGTCAGAACGAAACTTCAAGGAGAGACTTCGCCTGATGAATGAGATGAGTTGCTGCCTGCTCTTTAGAAACTACAGCAGCGACACCCGCTGCCATTGCAATTTTCACCAGTGCTTGGGTGGCGAACATCGTGAACATGATGATCGGAGTATGGGGAAGCTTTTTTCTTGAGTAGCGGAGCTGCCTGAAGCCCGTTCATCACGGGCATGGAGAAATCCAGCACGATGAGATCTGGTTTCAGGTGTTCGGCTTGTGTGACGGCCTGCGCGCCATCCTCAGACTCGCTGCAGACGAATCCAGCCGCCTCGAACATGTGGCGCAGCTCGCGCCTTATGATCGCGTTGTCGTCAACCAGCAAAATGGATTTCGTTTTGTCGTTCATCGCGAACTCATTTCAATGTCATGGGTTAACGGTCCATTTCGGGAAACTTCAACCTCTTCGTCTGCAAATTCCGCAGAACCGACATCGCATCGCTTATAGCCTGTCGCTCTTCATGGTGGTCAGAGCTACTGGCAATGGCCTGAAGGCGAATATAAATGGCGGTTTCCGCGTGCTTTACGCGAGTGAGCAGATCGCTCTCGTCTGCTTCCAATTGCGCTTCTTGAAATGCATTCTGCCATGCTGGGTAGGGAACATGTGTCACTTTAAGGCCTCCTGTGCATAAGACGATTGTCTTGTTCACAAGAGACCGTCGCCCGGAGCGGGCGCGGCGGAAGGATGTATAAGACTTCCCTAGCATAGCACTGTTTGGCTGGACTTAACAGTACAGTTTCGACTGAAGGGTTCGAAGGGTGGGACAGCCGACATCTTGGTTCGGCATCGAACCATCCAGCAATCGGCTCTTTGTTATTATGCTGTCATCATGAATGACATTCCAGGGGAAAAGTGGATCGAGCTGTACACGTCCGCTATGCTGGAGTTGAAGCATGCTCTGATGGCAGGTCGCATACTGGAAGCTCGTGGCGAGATCGCAGCGCGCATCGAAAAGCTGCGAGGAATGCCCGGATTACACGAGCAGGAACGGCGGCGACTCGCCGACGCCCTCCACAGCCTCCGAACGCTTGAACGGATTGAGCAACAGGCTGACGCAGAGCAACAGCGCGAAGCTGCCCGAAATGCCCTGGAAAAAATTGAGTCCATCGCGCCTGTGATCGAGCGGCTCAAATCTGGCAGCGACGCAAACTGAACAAACCCTCACCCCCAAACACAATTAAGGCTGCGAGTTTCCTGTTGCCAGTCAGCCACGCAGCCCAAACAACTGAGAAAGTTGTCAGGATGATGATACGCCAAGAATGGCCCCAACTTGCTGTGCAAAATCATATGAGCTTCCGGAATAGAATAGTGGCTGCTGTGTCTGAGTCCTGCTGTCTTTCTGCGACGATTGACCACCTCACGGGTGCCAAGGTCACTGGGGTTGGACTCAACACAGCCGGGCAGGTTTTACATGTTAAAAGTTGAAATCTTCCGTGCCCTCTGCCTCAAAGTTGCCGATGAGCAAGACCCAAAAAAACTAGAACTCCTTAAACAGCGGATGCGAATCTTGCTTGAAGAAAGTCCTAACGTGGCCGACATTCCTGCTGGCTCGCTGCTCAATTAATAATCTCTCGACGAGAGGTCTGCGTCACACGAAGGCAACCCAGCCGATGCTCGTCCACGTGTTCAAGTCACGTTTTCTAGGAGGGACAGGCATAGGCCCGGACATATTTGAGCCGTGGATGTTGCATGCATGAGGTAATTCACACCTCTCATCCACGGCTCCTACAATCCGGAAGGGATTCCGGTTGACGTTATATCAGGGACGGATAGTCGTGGGACGGGCTACGCCTGTCGCTTGCGTTTGGAGTTGCTGCGTCAGGAGAGAGTTCTCTTTGCGGAGTTCGGTGTTCTCGGAGATCTCTTGCTGCCACGTGCTGTACAGGTCGTTGAAGCGACCGAGCAATCGCTTGTAGACGGTATACGGAACCGGAGGCGGGATGAACTTAGGCGGCATAGGTCCCACACTTTAGGCAGATGCCGTCGGGACGATTCCCTTTGCGCGGGCCACCGCAAGGGCAGACCGACTTCACGTGGACACGCACAGGCGGCCCAGGCACGTCCGGTTCGGTGCGCGCCGGAACGATACTCTCTTTGGTACTGCGGATCGCACAGCCTAGATAGTTGA